CGAAGGCTTTAAAGAAAAAGCAACAATCATATTTGAGACTGCTGTAATTTCTAAGGTTAACGAAGTTCTTGCAAAGATTTCAGATTCTAATGAAGCTGAACTTGCAGAGTCTAAGGAAACGATTGCAGAAGAACTTGCTACTAAATTAGACGATTATCTTGACTACGTTACTGGTTCTTGGATTGAAGAAAACAAGGTTGCCATTGAAAGAGGTATTCGTGGAGAGATTTCTGAAGATTTCCTCTCTGGACTTAAAGCATTGTTCACAGAACATTATGTTGAGATTCCAGAAGAGAAAGTAGATGTTGTTGAAGAACTTGTTACTAAAGTTGATGACCTAGAGTCCGATCTTAAAGAACAAACTGAAAATAACATTGAACTCAACAAAACGATAAAAGAGTTTGAGTGTGAAAAAACTTTTAATAGTTGTACAGATGGTTTGACAGAAAGTGAAATTGTAAAATTTCGTGATCTAGCTGCTAATGTAGACTTTGAAAGTCAAGACAACTATAAGTCTAAGATTAATATTATTAGAGAAAACTACTTCAACCAAACTACAGAAGAATTAACTTCGGATGTTAATATTGATGCTGAAACACCAATAAACGAAGAAGTTGAAGAAACTGTTGTAACTGGCCAAATGGGTAACTATGTTGCCTCATTGTCTCGGTCTTTACAAAAACTTTGACACTGAAGTAACATTGTTTAACGCTAACAAAGCTAAGGAAAAATAAATGGCTGAGTTTTTAAAAGAAGACTTGATGAACAAGTGGGGGCCTGTAATAGATCATCCAGACCTTCCTAAGATTCAAGGAACACACAAAAGAGCAGTTACTGCTCACTTACTAGAACAACAGGAAGCTTCTGCTAAGGAACAAGGTTTTGGTTCTGGTGGATATTCTGCACCAACACTACTTGGTGAGGCTGCACCAGTTAATGCAACAGGTTCAGGCCTTGATACATTCGATCCTGTATTAATAAGTTTGGTTAGACGTTCTATGCCTAACCTTATTGCTTATGATATCTGTGGTGTACAACCAATGTCAGGCCCATCAGGTCTTATATTTGCACTACGACCACAACTACAGAAACAGGGCGGGGATGATGCTTTCCTTAACGAAGCAAACACTTCTCACTCTGCACAGGGTGATCTGACTGCTAATACTATAAACTTTACTCCTGTTATTGATGGTGCTGTAACTACTAGACAAGTTGGTTCTGATCCAACAGATCGTGGGTCAGGCACAGGATACACAGTTTCAACAGGTATGACAACTGCTCTTGGAGAAGCTCTCGGAGATTCAGCTGCTAACCAAATCGCTCAGATGGCATTTAGTATTGAGAAAGTTACTGTAACTGCTGTTACTCGGGCATTAAAAGCTGAGTACACAATGGAACTTGCTCAAGACCTAAAAGCGATTCATGGTTTAGACGCAGAAACAGAATTATCAAACATTCTGTCCAATGAAATCCTTGCAGAAATAAATCGTGAAGTTGTTAGAACAATCAACTACACTGCTACTGCTGGTGCTCAGAACAACACTGCTACTGCTGGAACATTCAACATGGACACCGATTCAAATGGTCGTTGGTCAGTTGAAAGATTTAAAGGTCTTATCTTCCAGATTGACAGAGATGCCAACGAAATTGCAAAAGCAACTCGTAGAGGTAAAGGTAACGTATTGATCTGTGGATCAGATGTTGCATCTGCACTTCAGATGGCTGGTGTTCTTGACTATGCTCCTGCATTATCAGCAGACTTAAATGTTGATGACTCAGGAAATACTTTTGCTGGAACACTTAATGGTCGTATCAAAGTCTATGTTGACCCATACTTCGCAACTGCTGCTGGTGACGAATACTACACAGTTGGGTATAAGGGTGCTTCATCATTTGATGCTGGTCTATTCTATTGTCCTTATGTACCTCTCCAGATGGTTCGTGCCGTTGGTGAGAATACATTCCAACCAAAAATCGGGTTTAAGACTCGTTATGGTATTGTTGCTAATCCGTTTGCTACTACAGCTGCTGATGGTGCGATTGCTTTCGCAAAAACCAACAAATACTACAGAACTGGTTTCGTTACAAACCTAATGTAGAAACTACACAGTTCAATAAAACTGGGGGGTGGGATGAAAGTCCTGCCCCTTTTTTTGTTTTCAGTTCTTATAAATAGGAGAAACACAACTTATAAAGGTGTCTCATGGCAATAACGGACAATCAACCAACAAATAAAAACTTTCTAAGTCCTCTTGGATTTAGATTTATTTTGTCTCGCACACCAAACATAGAATACTTTTGTCAAGCTGCAACCCTTCCAAATATGATTATGCCAGAAGCACTAACTGCAAATCCTTTTTTAACCAATCCAACTCCAGGCACAAAGATATCATTTGAGCCATTTGATATTCGTTTTAGAGTTGACGAAGATATGAAGAATTATCAAGAAATATATGACTGGATGATCGGTCTTGGATTTCCAGACAACTTCAATCAGTATAAAGACATTGCAAATTCTGTAGAGGGTGGAATAAGAAGAACTGCAGCTGCATCCTCAAAAACAAAAGCTGCAAACATTTACTCTGATGGTTCACTCATCATACTCACAAGTAACAACAATGCAAATATTCGTATTGCTTTCTTTGATTTGTTTCCTGTTGGATTGACTGCTCTTGAGTTTGATGTATCAGGAACAGAGATTGCATATCTTGAGGCAACAGTATCTTTTAGATATCGTAAATTCACTATTGACAATATTACATAGAGAGGTAGCATATGTCAAATATTATTAAGAAGAAATTCGGAACACACTACAATGCATCAAGCGTTGCAAGAGGGTCTTGTTCCTCTGTACAGAAGAAGGGTAGTTTCTACTGTTTTTCTCTACGTCTATCTCAACATGACATAAGAGAGTACTCTTTTACAGATTTTGAAAGAGCTCTAAATATGCGTAAACACATGATAGATCATGTCGAAAAGAAAATTCTCTTAGATGTAAAAAAAGCATATTATAACTATTGACTTTTTAAAACACTTGACCTATACTGTAGATTATGGAATTAAAAGAATTAGTAGAAATCTGGAAAGAAGATTGTGTCATTGATGACACTGAGCTAGGATACGAAAGTACTCGTATACCAAATCTTCATGCAAAATATCTTGGAATCTTTTCTGAAGAAAGAATGAAACTTCGTTCTCTACAGATTAAGAGAAAAAAGACTTATCAGGTATTAAGCGATTACTATCGAGGGGATTTAAACAATCCAGAAGATTTAAAAACTATTAATCGTGAACCTTGGCAAAAAACTGTTCTTCGTGGTGACATGGGTGACTATGTAAACAGTGATGACGAGATGCTCATTCTAAGTAGTAAGATTGGAGCCATAGAAGAAAAGATTACTGTTCTTGAGAATATCCTTAAAGCTATTAACAATAGAGGATTTCAGATCAAGTCTGCAATTGATTGGCATAGATTAACAAACTTTGGGGGATAGTTAACTGCATCCACACCTTGCGATATGTGAGAGTGATGTGAAAGATAATATGTTAGAAGTGATTAAAGTAAATGATGTTTATATTAAAGTAAATTGCCAAAATTCTATAGCACAGGAACTATGTGACTTTTTTTGTTATGAAGTGCCTGGCCATAAGTATATGCCTGCTTTCAAGAGAAGAAAATGGGATGGAAAGATGCGATTGTTCAATGTCGCAAGTCGTAGAATATATGCTGGCCTTCTTCCTCATGTGCGTGCTTTTGCACAAGAAAGGAAGTATGACCTATCCTATGGTGAAGATAGTGATAAAGACCGATATGAGACTGCTGAGGACATTAAAGAGTTCTATGGTGTTCTACTCTCGGAAGTAAACTTTGACGCTAGAGACTACCAAATAGACGGACTACTGCAATGTGTAAACTCTAAAAGGGGTGTGGTTGTCAGTCCAACAGGTAGTGGTAAGTCTTTAATGATCTATGCACTGTGTCGCTGGTTTGTTGAAGAGAAAGTTGTGATCATTGTTCCGACTATTTCTCTTGTTGCACAGATGTACAAAGACTTTATTGATTATGGAGGAAATCCAGAAGAGGCCCATTGTGTTCAGGCTGGTATCAATCCACAGACAAATAGAAGAATCACGATATCAACGTGGCAATCCCTTGTAAGATTACCAAAGAAGTTCTTTCATCAGTTCGGACTAGTAATCGGTGATGAGTGTCATTCATTCAAATCCAAGTCTCTTGTTTCGATTATGACCAGACTTGAACACTGTGAATATCGTTTTGGTTTTACAGGAACACTTGATGGTATGGACATTCACAAGCTTGTTCTTGAAGGATTGTTTGGCCGTGCAAGAAAGAATGTTTCTACCAAGGAATTGATGGATAAGAAACAATTAGCAAAGTTGGACATTAAGTGTGTTCTCTTTGGTTATACTCCAACAGAATGTCAACTTGTTTCCGATATGGATTATCAGACAGAACTTGATTGGATTGTGACAAATGAAAAAAGAAATAAGTTTATTACAAATTTAGCTTGTCAACAAACAGAAAATACTCTTCTTCTCTTTCAGTATGTAGAGAAGCATGGTAGAATACTCTATGATATGATTAAGGAGAAATCAAATGAAAAAAGAAGAATTTATTTTGTATATGGGGGAACAGATTCCGAAAGTCGGGAAAAAGTTCGTGCAATATGTGAAATACATAGTGGCTGCATTATTGTTGCTAGTGTCGGTGTCTTCTCTACTGGTATTAATATCCGCAATCTTCATAACATTATCTTTGGTTCTCCTAGTAAGTCACGCATACGAAACTTACAGAGCATTGGTAGGTCGTTAAGAGTCACAGAGAAAAAAAGTGTTGCAAAAATATTTGACTTAGCTGATGATTTAAGGTATAATAAAAAACCAAACTACACATTAAGACACTTTGCAGAGAGAATCAAGATTTATAAGGAAGAACAGTTTTCATATTCGGTGGTAAATGTAACATGACAGGACTTAAAGAAGAAGAACTATACAACTATGAAATATTAGTCTTTAAATTTACAAGTGGAGATACAGTTGTATCTTACGCAGATATAAGTGATTCTGATAATATTCGATTATATCGACCTCTTGAAGTTAGATATATGACAAGTGGAAAAAAAGGTCATGGTCTTATGCCATGGATGCCTTTTGCTGAAAGTGAAGTTTATAACATTCGTAGAAAAGATATTGTTGTTATGGAAGCTCCCATTAAGGTTATGTTAGATGGGTACATTGATTCTTGTAGGATGTATGATGAAGAACCTCAACGATACAAATACACTGAAGAGAAAGATGACGAATGGGATGATGATTATGAGGATGGTATGGATACGCAACCAAGTATTAGATTTGCAGATGAGGACTCGGCCGATATCTATCAGGCAATGTTACAAAGAATGGCCAACACACAAATGAAAGTTCATTAAAATGGCACGTAAGAAATCCGAACATTATGTCAATAACAAAATGTTTTTTGAAGCACTAGTTGAATATAAAGCAAAAGTTATAGATGCGAAAAAGAAGGAAGAGTTAAGACCTCAACCATCAACGTATCTCGGAAGTTGTATTATGAAGATTGCGACCCATCTCTCTCATAAACCAAACTTCACAAACTATACCTTCAAAGAAGAAATGATAAGTGATGGTATAGAAAACTCTCTACAATACATTGACAATTTTAATCCAGAGAAATCACAAAATCCGTTTGCATATTTCACACAGATTATATACTATGCTTTTCTTCGTAGAATTGAAAAAGAAAAGAAACAATTATACACAAAGTATAAGATGACGGATCAGGTCAATATAAATCAAACAGCTTCAGTCTCTCAGATTCACACTGGATTGACATGGGGTCAAGATAACTATGGTGGTGCAAACCTCGGTTCTGAAGTAAAATACAATGAGTGGACACAGGAAAAGGTATCACACTTCATAGATGATTTTGAAGTAAAGAAAAGAAGGAAGGTTCAAAAAAGAACTGCCGACACAACAGTTATCTTTACGGATTAGGGGGGGTTATGATAAAGGCCGACGAAGTAATTATATATGGAAAGGAAGGGTGCGGATACTGTACTCTATCCAAAACATTATGTGAACAAACAGGTATTGATTATTCTTATAAAAGTTTAGAAAAAGACTTTACAATAGAAGAACTTTATGATATAGTACCATTTAAGACTTTCCCACAGATATTCTACAATGGTAAGAGTATTGGTGGATATACAGAGCTTAAAGCGATAGTTGATAATTTAGTGAGTTGATAATGGATATTGATGAAGATACTGTGTTGAGAAGAGTGGTGCAGAAGTTTTGTAGGGATACTGATATGGATTTTCCTTTAAACCCAGCTGAGTTGTCTGCTGTCATAGGTCGAATGAGGGATGTTGGTTTCGACTATCCAGAAGATGTAGAATGAGAATAGCTCTTGTGACCGATACGCACTTCGGAGGGAAATCTGATAGTGAAGTGTTTGCAAAATATATCGGTAAATTTTATAATGATATATTCTTTCCTTACTTGAAGAAAGAAAACATAACACAAATCATTCATCTTGGTGATATTGTTGATCGAAGAAAGTTTATAAACTTCTCGACTGCTAGACATATGCATGACACCTTCATAAAACCAATTGTGGACATGAATATCAAGGCTGATTTAATTATAGGTAATCACGATACCTACTTCAAGAACACTAACGATATCAACTCTATGAGGGAACTATACGGGCATACCACGTATAATAACCTCTCATACTTTGATAAGTCAACTGTAAGAGAGTATGGTGGAACAGAAATACTTCTACAGCCTTGGATTTGTGCATCAAACTATGAAGAGTCTATAAAAATTGTTCGTGAGACTTCTGCACAAATATTATTTGGCCATTTAGAGATACAAGGGTTTATGATGTATCGAGATGGTCTTGCCTGTCAGAATGGACTGACGCCAGAAATGTTTTCTCGATTTGACGTTGTTTGTTCTGGACATTTTCATCATCGTTCTAAAATGGAGAACATACAATATCTGGGCTGTCCATATGAGATGACTTGGAGTGACTATAATGACAATAAAGGTTTTCATGTGTTCGATACTGAAAAAAGAACCTTGACTTTCATACAAAATCCGTATAGACTATTTCATAAGATAATATATGATGATTCTAAAATGAGCTTAACAGATGTGATGAACAAAGATTATTCTTTTTACACTGATACTTATGTCAAGGTAATTATTTCTTCAAAAAATAATCCTTATATGCTTGACAAACTTCTGGATAATCTGTATCAGGCAAATCCTCACAATGTTGCCATTGTAGATGACCATAAGAATATAAATGAACAGACAGATGAAGAGATTGGAGTTGATGCTGAGGATACTCTTACAGTTTTGCGTAAGTATGTCTCGGACATAGACATAAGTGATAATGAGAAATATCTTGTGAAAGCAGAAATAGATAATCTGTATCATAGGGCTCAAAATATGGAGATTTGATTTGATCGTTTTTGAGATGATTCGGTATAAGAACTTTCTGTCCTCTGGTAATGTATGGTCAGAAATAAAACTTAACGAAGCTCCAAATACTCTTGTAATCGGTGACAATGGTGCTGGAAAATCCACAATGCTTGATGCGTTGTGTTTTACTTTATTCAATAAACCTTTTCGTTCTATTACAAAGAAACAACTGGTTAACTCTGTTAATCAATCCAAGACAGTGGCAGAAGTGATTTTTAGTATTGGAAGTCAGGTCTATAAAGTTCGTAGAGGTATTAAGCCAAACATCTTTGAGATTGAGATTAATGGTAAGTTACAGAATCAAGATGCAGCTGCAAGAGACTACCAAGACTATCTTGAAGATAGTATTCTCAAACTCAACTATACTTCCTTTACACAGATTGTCATACTAGGTTCTTCAACCTTTGTTCCTTTCATGCAACTTCCAGCCATGAAGAGAAGAGAGATTATTGAGGATTTACTTGACATTAAGATATTTTCTGTTATGAATGTTCTAGTCAAAGAGAAGATGTCCAGTAATCGTGAGAGACTAAGTGACCTCAATCGTGATATCGAGTCCATTAAGGATAAGATAAAGGTTCGTAAGATTCTTATCGACAAGATGAAAGAGGATAAGCAATCTTTTGAGAAGGACTACAAACAAAAACTATTGGACACAGAGAAACAAATAGAACAGTGCAATGTATCCATAGAAAGAATAACTTCGGACATATCCAATAAGAATGAGCTGTTGGTAGATTGGGATGATACAAAAAAGAAGTTTAACACTCTACGAGACTTCTCCAAGACATTTAGAACAAAAGTTGATCGTGTTTCAAAGGAAGTGAAGTTCTATGAAACAAATGAAGAGTGTCCAACTTGTCAGCAAGAGATTGACAAAAACTTTATTGAAAAAAAGATGGATGAGCTAACAGAAACAAAAACACGAAACGAAGATGCAATTGGAGAAGCAAAGAAACAGATTGAAAACCTTGCAACTTCTCTTGAAAAGTATACAAACATCTCAAATGAAATCACAAAGAACAATGCAGAAGTATCCAAGTTCAATAGTGACATCTCTGCATTGACTCAATACAAAACAACCCTTCTTTCCAATCTTCAAGAAAACTCTTCAAAACAAAGTGATGTAGAAACGGAGAAGGCTGTTGTTAAGGAACTTGCAACACAGGGAATGGATAGAGAAGAAAAGAAGAAGGGTCTGTTGTCGGAAAGAAGTACACTCTCGTACTGTTCTGATTTATTAAGAGACAGTGGAGTTAAGACTCGCATCATCAAACAGTATATACCCATTATGAACAAACTTATAAATAAGTATCTAGCGTCTATGGATTTCTTTGTAGACTTTGAGATTGATGAAGAGTTCAACGAAACAATTCGTTCTCGTCATAGAGATAGTTTTAAGTATGCATCGTTTAGTGAAGGTGAAAAAATGAGAATTGATCTTGCGCTTCTTCTGACTTGGCGTTCTATAGCCAAGATGAAAAACTCCACCAACACAAATCTTCTTATACTTGATGAGGTCTTTGATGCCTCTCTTGACTCAAATGGTTGTGAGGACTTTCTTAAGCTTCTTCACGACATTGGAAAAGATACAAATGTGTTTACAATCTCTCACAAAGGAGATGTTCTACAAGACAAGTTCTCAAATGTAATTCGTTTTGTGAAAGAAAGGAATTTTAGTCGTGTTGCTGTCTGATTTTGGAATGTCGAGCCTAATACCTAGTTGGATTAATCCACCAAAAATTAAATCGACATACAAGAAAAATCTTAATATGATGTATATCGGTGGTGAAATTGTCAAACAAGATGAACGATATATCGTCAGAGATAATCCCTTTGGAAATAACCTTGTTCTGAGTAGTACTCAACTTTTCGGATTTAAAGAAACAACAGGACATAAGCATGAGGGACAGGAAGAAGTATATTTGTTTTTAGATGGCATTGGAGAGATGCAGCTAGATAATGAGATATTTCCAATAAAGACTGGCGATGTAATTCCAATAAAAGATGGAGTGTTTCATAAGGTATACAATAGATCAGCAGATGATTTATTTTTTATTTGTATATTTGATGGAGCTCGTACTAAATAAAGGTATTGACTTTATGATAAACAATGTGGTATAAGTGAATTATGACAGAATTATATAAAAGTAAACTGGTCGAGATAGGTGATCCGATTCTTAAAGAAGCCTGTAAAGTGTTTGACTTTGAGCATCCACCAATCGACCCTATAGAACTTCAAGAAATATTCAAAAGACACCTGATAGGTAAAAATACATTAGGACTATCTGCAAATCAGATTGGTATTCCTTATCGAGTTTTTGCTATTCAAGACTATGAAGAAAAGAATGTGGGTATGATATTCAATCCAAACATAGTTAATATGTCAACAGAAACTTCAGTAGAGGAAGAAGGATGTTTGACATATCCTGGCCTCTATGTAAAGATAAGACGATCTTTAAATATTCGAATGAGATGGACAAATCAGTTCGGAGAAACAAATACAAGTAAGTTCGCAGGGATGACAGCTCGTATATTCCAACACGAATACGATCATATTAATGGAGTCATATATCACACAAGAGCAAATAGATATCATCTTGATCTTGCAAGAAACAAGAAACGTAAACTCGACAGAGCCAGAAAGAGGTTATCAGCATGAAAGTAGAAGTCAGCATTGAAGAAATGCGAAAGAAGAAAATATTCATTGGAACACCTATGTATGGTGCAATGTGTGGTGGACAATACACAAAGTCAATCGCAGACTTAACTGCCATGTGTGCTCAATATCAAATAGAGATAAGACTCTTCTATCTGTTCAATGAATCTCTTATTACGAGAGCAAGAAACTATATTGCTGATGAGTTTATGAGAAGTGGATTTACACATCTTATGTTCATTGATAGTGATATTGGTTTTGACCCAAATGATGTTCTTGCACTTGCAGCTATTTGTGAAGATGGTTCAGACAAGGATGTTATTTGTGGGCCGTATCCAAAGAAGTGCATCTCATGGGAAAAGATTAAAAGTGCTGTGGACAAAGGGTTTGCAGATGAGAATCCAAACAAACTTGAGAAGTATGTTGGAGACTATGTTTTCAATCCTGTCGATGGACAAAATGAGATGAGAGTTGACCAGCCTGCTGAAGTGAGTGAGGGTGGAACAGGATTTATGATGATTACTAGAAATGCATTTGAACAGTTTGACAAAGCATTTCCAGAACAAAAGTATCTTCCAGATCACGTAAGGTCAAAACACTTTGACGGAACAAGAGAGATTATGGCTTACTTTGATTCTGTTATTGACAACAAACAGTTCAGTATTCAGAGAGAACTCCCTGCATATCTTCAGAAGAATCCTACTGCAACACACGAAGATGTATTAGCATTTATCAAGGATCAGAAAAATGGGGTACTAGAGACATATACAAAGAGATACCTATCAGAAGACTATATGTTCTGTCAATGGACTCGTAAGGCTGGATTGAAGGTATGGATGTGTCCTTGGATGAGACTACAACACACAGGAAGTTATGTGTTTGGGGGAAGTTTGGTTGATCTTGCATCAATCGGAGCAGCTGCAACAGCTGATCAAAGAGAAATAAAAGCACAATGACAAACTACGATAATCATAGAAGAAGAAATGATGGGCATA